ACAGCTAAGAAGGAGGCCGAAAGACTTGAGGGTATGGCTGAATGGAAGGCTAGGGTATTAGGTATAAGTCAAGACGATGTCATTTAAATGTAAAGAGTGCGACGAGAGCTTTGAAACACTGAGAAGTCTTCATGCTCATATAAAGAAACATAAAATGTTTCTTGGGGATTACTATGTCAAGCACTTCGCTAGAAAGAACAAGCTTACTGGCGAACTTCTGCCTTTCAAGAACCACAAAGACTACTTTTCTAAAGATTTCTCTCAGCCTCATCAACTTGCTGAGTGGATAGAAAAGAGTGAGAAAGAAGAAGTCAAAAAATATATAAAAGAACTGCTTAAAAAGAGAGTCACAGAGAAGGGCCTTGAGTATGGTCCAACAGAGTTGGAGCTTATCTCTGCTGGCTTGCCATCGATTGATATTTATAAAAAGTATTTTGGCAGCTACACGTATGCATGTGAAGAGTTTAATGTTAAACCATTATTGGGGGAGAGGTTGCCAAAAGAGTTTTTTAATAATTATTCAGACAGAAGAATATTGATAGACACAAGAGAACAACAACCGCTATCATTTAAAAATTCAGAACCATATAAGTTAGATGTTGGTGATTACTGTGTTACTGCTAAAGATTACGATTACACATATGTAGATAGGAAGTCATTTGGTGATTTCTGCGGAACAACAACAGTAGGTTACGCTAGGTTTTGTAAAGAGCTAGAGAGATGTAGAGATCTTGGTTGTTATTTGTTTATTGTTATGGAGTTTCCGTTTGAGGAGATAAAAGAAAACAATGACAAGAGTTATAAAAAATACAAACTTGATTATGTCTTTCATAATGTGAGATCCTTACAAAAAGAGTATTCGGACTGCTCTCAATTTGTTTTTGCTGGGTCTAGAGAGATGAGTGAACTTATAATACCTAAGATATTGGTCATGGGTAAGAAGTTGTGGAATACGGACGTAAATTATTTTTGGTCTAAATATTTAAAAGAAAAATGAGTTGGGAAGCAGGAATACAAGAATCTAGAAATAGGTTCCCAGATATCAATAAAGAGATTCTGGAAATGGATGGATACCTCGAAGAAGAGGAGGCAAAATTATTGCTTTATAAATTCTTGAGGCAAAATCCATCTTTTGCGTCTGAGTTTATTACTGGAGTAAAATTGTTCCCCTTCCAGCATATGTCCATAAAGGCCATGATGGAGACTGATTACTTTTTGGGGATATGGAGTCGTGGAATGTCCAAAAGCTTCTCTACGGCCGTTTTTGCGCTATTAGACGCTATTTTAAACCAAGGTGTTCACATTGGAATCATATCTAAGTCTTTTCGACAGTCAAAAATGATATTTACCAAGATGGAAGAGATAGCTCAAAGTCCAAAAGCTGAATTTCTTTCTCAATGTATTACGAGGGTATCAAAAGCTAATGATCAATGGGTAATGGAACTTGGTCGAAGCAAGATTACTGCTCTACCTCTTGGTGATGGAGAAAAGCTTCGAGGTTTCCGTTTTGAGAGAATGATTATTGATGAGCTATTGCTCATGCCAGAGAAAGTTTTGAATGAGGTTATCATGCCGTTTCTATCTGTTATTAAAAACCCAACAGAAAGACAAGAGATTCATGATGTGGAAACAGAGATGATCAAACAGGGAAAAATGAAAGAGGAAGATCGTCATAAGTGGCCGAACAACAAAATTATTGGTTTGTCTTCTGCGTCTTATAGGTTTGAGCATTTATTTAAGATGTATACTCAATACGAATCATTGATTCTTAATGAAAACGAGCAAGACAAGGCTCACAGAACCATAATGCACTTTAGTTATGATTGTGCTCCTCCTCAATTATACGATCAAAACCTCATTGATCAAGCAAAGGCTACAATGAGCCAATCTCAGTTCGACCGAGAGTTTATGGCTGTATTTACAGATGATAGTTCTGGTTATTTTAAGGTTAGTAAGATGGCGGCGTGTACTATCCCAGATGGAGAGGGGCAATGTGTAGAGGTTAAGGGTCATCCTTCCGATGAGTATATACTTGGATTTGACCCATCTTGGTCTGAGAGTGATAGTTCTGACGATTTCGCTATACTTGTCATTAAGATAAATAAAGAAACAAAAAAAGGGACTATTGTTCATAGTTACGCTCTTTCAGGATCAAACTTAAAGACGCATATAAACTACATGGCTTACGTATTAGAAAACTTTAATATTATTGCTGTTGTTGGTGACTATAATGGTGGTGTTCAGTTTTTAAACTCATGTAATGAGAGCAGTATATTTAAAGATAAAAAAATAAAATTAAACCTCATAGACGCCGATTTAGATAATCATCAAGAGTACGATAAAGGTTTGAGGTCTTTAAAAAGACAGTATAATAAAGACAACAGAACTTATGTTTACTTGAGAAAGCCAAGCTCTAAGTGGATTCGCTACGCAAACGAGTTACTTCAGGCATCTTTTGATCATAAAAGAATATTCTTTGCTGGTGCGGCTATGGACGACGATTACAATACCCAAAGGAAGACAAATATTCCTATAAAGAACCTTAAATTTATTAATAACTATAACGAATCTTCTCAAGCGTCAAAAATGATTGATTTTGTTGAACATCAGAAAGATATGATGGATTTGATAAAAGTGGAATGTGCTATGGTTCAGGTTACGACATCTACCCAAGGAACACAAAGCTTTGACCTGCCTTTGAATTTAAGGAAACAAAGAGGCGCTGATAAAGCGAGAAAGGACTCCTATTCGGCCCTCATACTAGCAAACTGGATGATGCATGTGTATTATGATATGATTGACGACAAGATAGAAACCAATCAAGGAACATTCACGCCGATGTTCTTAGATTAAAATAATTGTCGACTTTGCAAAGTTAAAGTTAAACTTTTAACTTTTCGGTGTATAATAGGGTATGGCGAAAAGAAAGTATACCAAAAAGTCCGACTATTGGACTAAGTTCGAAAAGGGTGAGCAGATAAGCACCGCAGTTAGTCAAGAAGATTTTGAGCCAGGGCTAATGGGTGATCCATTCTATGTGTCTCCTGAAAATGGATTAAACGTATCCAATGCATCTTACAATAGGGGTACATCAGCGACATCAGCTACCAGATATAATAAAGCCGCACGAAGCCCCAAGTCGGATAGATTCTCCAGTATAAGGAGCGGAATGCTACCTTATGACTATTCAGCAGATGGAGTTAATGTTCGTGACGCTATAGAGCTTTGCCAAAAAGCTTACGCAAATGTTTCTGTATTTAGAAACGCAGTGGACATTATGTCTGAATTTGCCAACACAGATTTGTTCCTTGAAGGTGGCACGAAGAAAAGCCGAGACTTTTTCTACGAGTGGTTCAAAAAGATTAATTTAGTTAACCTAAAAGATCAATACTTTAGGGAATATTATAGAAGTGGGAATATATTCCTTTATAGGTTAGATGGTAAATTTAAGAATGATGATTTTATTGAAATCGTTAAATCTGTAGCGCCAGTTTCATCCATGCAAAATAAAATACCAATAAGGTACATACTCATGAACCCTTATGATATTGTTGCTACAAGAGCCGCTTCATTTAATGACGGAGCATACGAAAAAATACTTTCCGAGTATGAGATGTCAAGATTGCAGAATCCGTCAAACGAAGAAGATCAGGCTATTTTTGATGCTTTGCCAGCTGACGTTCAAAAGAGTATAAAAAGAGGCGATTACAACACTGATGGTTTAAAAATCAAACTTGATCCAGAAAAAGTATCTCATTCATTTTATAAGAAGCAGGATTACGAACCATTTGCTATTCCTTTCGGCTATCCAGTGCTTGAGGATATCAATGCGAAGCTTGAGCTTAAAAAAATGGACCAAGCTATCACTAGAACTATTGAAAATGTTATTTTATTGATAACAATGGGAGCGGAGCCAGACAAAGGGGGTATTAATGCTCAAAACCTTAATGCTATGCAAAGCTTATTTAAGAATGAGAGCGTTGGCAGGGTGCTTGTCTCCGACTATACAACAAATGCAGAATTTATCATACCAGATTTAAATAAAGTTCTTGGATCTGAAAAATACAAGACATTGAACGAGGATATTAAACAAGGTTTGCAGAATGTTGTCGTTGGTGAGGAAAAATATGGAGCTACCCAAGTGAAAGCTCAGATATTTATCGATAGACTCAAAGAGGCGAGGAATGCTTTTCTGGCGGATTTCCTCCAAAAAGAAATAAAAAGAATATCCAAAAAGTTAGGATTTAGATCTTACCCTGAAGCTACCTTTAAAGATATAGATATGCGTGATGAAACTCAACTCATGAAGGTTTCGACTAGACTAATGGAGCTTGGTATAATTACCCCTCAACAGGGAATGGAAATGTTCCATACAGGCAAGTTCCCTAATGTTGAAGACATAAGCCCAGCGCAAAAGAAATTTGTAGAGGAAAGAGAAGATGGTTATTACAACCCTATAGTTGGAGGTGTTCCTATGGTTGAGCCAGCTGGCGACCAGGATGTTAAAGGGCCAAATGGGCAGCCTGGAAGACCAGAGGGAACTTCTGGTATACCTCAGGAAAACTCAGAAGCTAAATATTCTCGCAAAAATATACAAAAAACAATAAGCGAACTTGAGACGGCAAGAGCTAATATTAAAGTAGTTATGAAAGAGGAACTTGGAATTAAAAGATTCTCCAAGAAAAACGAAAAAATGCTAGACAGCATGTGCGAAGCTATTGTTTGTTCGACTGACATTGAAAAATGGACACAAAAAGCGATTTCTTGTGTATCTAACTTGGAAGAGATAGAAAAACTAGAAGTACTACCTGAGATTTTAAATATATCAGCAAAGCACGAACTAGATAATTACTCAGCAGCAATTTTATATCACAGTAATCAAGATGCGCAAAAAGAAGCCTGAATATAAGTATACTACGACATTTGAAGCCGAGGTTTTTTCCTGTGATATTGGGGGCGAATCTTTTATCTCAAAAGCATCCCTTAATAACTTAGAGTCTCTTGTGCCTAAGGGCGTAAACTTCGAAGATAATATAGATCTCATGGGCGTGGCTTTTAACGCTGCGGTTGTAAACAAGTTTAACAAAAACGGAGACGGAATAGACTCTAAAACAGCTATTGAGTATACAAAAAACTTTATACACAAACCTACCAATATAGAGCATGACAAAGACCGCATCGTTGGTCATATAGCAAGCGCTGGCTGGAGCGAATACGGAACAAGCAGAATAATGAATGCTGATGAGCTTGAGGGTTATACAAAACCCTTCAACATAGCTCTAGGGGCTCTTGTTTATAAATCAGCTAATTCAGCTTTCGCGGAAGCTTTAGAAAAGTCATGCAGCTCAGGCGATGAAATGTACCATACTGTTTCTACCAGTTGGGAAGTTGGCTTCTCTGATTTTGTATTAGCTGTTGGTAGTAAATACGTAGAAGAAGCAAGAATAATCTCCGATCCAGAGGAGATGGAAAAAATGGTTGGGTGTCTTCGTTCCTTTGGTGGAAAAGGCAAAACAGACCAAGGCGAAGAAGTCAACAGGCTTATTACTGGAAAGATTTATCCATTGGGTATTGGCTATACAACCAATCCAGCAGCAGACGTAAAGGGAGTTTATATGAGAAAAGATCAGGAAAACCCTATAGTAATAAAAGACAAAAGAGATAAAAATATTTCACAAAGTGAAAAAACTAATGTAAACCTTAAAAAGAATAATTCTATGGAAACTGAAAAAGTTATTAACGAACTGAAGGATCTTCTCAACGAAAAGAAGTTCTCGCAAGAAGCCGTCGCTTCTATGACCAGCACCTTTGCAGATGCTATCAAAGAAAAAGACGAAGAATTTCGCGCAGAGCTAACTAAAGCACAAGAAGAGAAAGAGGCTGTAGCCAACGAACATGCAGAACTTAAATCTTCAGTAGAAGAATTAAAGTCTAAGTTTGAGGAAGCCCAAAAAGAAATTGCCGAATACAAAGAAGCTCAAGAAGCCGACATGGCAATTGCTCGTTTTAACGAGCGTATGGACGTCATCGATCAGAAATTTGCTCTCGAAGACGAAGACAAAGAGTTTTTAGCTCAAGAGCTTAAATCACTTGACGAAACAGAAGAGGCATTTGCATCATTTGAAGAAAAAATGAATATCGTGTGGAAGCACAAAAGCAAAGAAGCCAAAGCTGAGTTCGAAAAGAAGATGGAAGCCCGTATTCAGGAGGAAGTCGCAAAAAGACTTTCCAAGGATGTTGAGCAGGTTTCAGAAGCCTCTGAGGTTACTGAAAAAACAGCAGAGGAAGTTCTCGACGATGTTGAGCAGTCCGACGCTTCAATCGCAAATTCTAACGAGGCCGCTTCTAGAGAAGAGGTTTCAATGAAAGACAAGTTCGCTGCAGCTTTTGATCGCAGCAATATCGAAATTTCTTAAATTTTTAAAAACAAAATAATATTATGCTTAGAATTCTACCATTCAGACAATATGACGAAAATGATGTAATCAATCTTTTCGCCCTTGACGGTGCTAGTGCTAATGAGGCTACTACAGACTCAGGTGCTGGCGATGCTGGTGTTTTCGTGAAGGTTTCCGCAGGAGACTTTGACAAGGACCCAGTTTCTTACTCAGACGATTCTTACCTCGGTAAGACCGACTACCCATTTATCAAAGCTCAATACCCAAGCGTAAATCTTGAGTGTACCCCTGCTGCAAGCGGAGAAGCACTTCTTGGAATTACTCTTCGTCAGACTGCTAAGACAGACGAAAACGGTGAGAAGCTTCTTTATCATCCAGTAAAAGCAGAAGAGCTTGGTTGTGTCCTTCCTGGACAAGCCGTTCCTGTTGCTACTCGCGGAGTATTCACCATTACTGCTGACGCATATGATGGCGCTCTTTCAGTTGGCGGTGGAATCGCTCTTGGTGCATCTGGCAAGGTTGCTGCATGTGCAGCTACTGCAGCTGAGAAGGTTGGTACGGTAATCGGAACTGGTTCTCGCGGAAGCGGAACTATTACTGATGCATACGCAGGTGACTATGCTGTAATCGCTCTTGGTCTGTAATCTTTAACATTTAAACTAGAAAATATATAAATATGAAAATTTCTCTTAAAAGAACGCCAGAACAATTGGAGCTTATCAAAGCTATGGCATCCAAGAATCGCTCTGTTGCTTATGAAGCTCAGGTCGCTCTTGCTCAATTCATCGGCCCAGTTATTGCCGAGGTTATCAATAATGCCCCAGTGCTGAGTAACCTCTTCACATCTCTTCAGTTTAACTCTGAGGACAATCCATCCATTCCTTTGGATCTTTACTACGATGTAACTGACGAGGATTATGTACAGGTTTACAGTAACTCTGTTGCTGGAGGTCTTCCACAGAACCAAGTTGTTCCTACCGTATCTGAGCTTAAGGTTGCTACCTATAGCCTTGATACTGCAGTTAGCTTTGACCGTCGTTATGCAGCCAAGAGCCGCATGGACGTTGTAAGCAAGACTTTCACACGCATGGCTCAAGAAATTCTTCTTAAGCAAGAGCGTACTTCTGCTAACCTCATCATGGGAGCAGTTGCTGGAGCATCTACCAATGGTAAAGATCACGTTTTCCGTGCTGCTACCGATGGTTCATTCCTTCTTGACGACTTCAATCAGCTTATTACCCGTGCAAAGCGTATTAATACCGCTTGGAACAAGGGTACTCCAGAAGGTGGTCGTCGTGGTATCACTGATATCATGGTTTCTCCAGAAGCAGTTAAGTCTCTTCGTGAGATGTCCTACAACCCTGTGAACACCAAGTCAACTGCAGCTACTGGTAATGACCTTGCTGCTCCTGACAGTGTTCGTGAGTCTGTTTACAATGCTGGTGGTGGTCTCCCTGACTTCTACGGTGTTTCAATTATGGAGGTTAACGAGCTTGGCGTAGGCCAGAAGTTCAACACCATCTTTGACACAATTGCTGGTACAACTCAGTATGCTGACGCTAACGGCAACAACTCTGCAGTATTCGACGATGCATCTGATGAGATTCTTCTCGGACTTGATCGTGGTCGTGACGCACTTGTTAAAGCAATTGCAGTCGACGAAGAGAATGGTTCTGAGTTTCAGCTTACCGCTGATGATCAGTACAGCATTCGTCAGAACAAGATCGGTTGGTTCGGTGGCATCGAGGAAGGCCGCATGGTTCTTGATAACCGTGCTCTTGCTGGAATCGTTTGTAACGGACTGTAAGATACTACTAATCAATAAAAAAAAAGGTCACTCTTTGCGGGGTGGCCTTTTTTTTGTGTAAATACTCAACAACAAACATACTATACTATATGGCTAAGAAAAGAAAAACTACCAAAAAATCAAAGAAGACAATGAATGTTTCTTATGGTGTCGATAAAATAGAGGATATCCCTACAGAAGAAATCCAAGAAATCAAGGGCGTTGAAGAGGTTGAGCAAGTAGAGGAGGAGAAGGCGGAAGAAAGCAAACCAGCCCCAAAAAAGAATTTAATTGATGAAATCAATGAAATGAAGGCTAACGGAGACGTTAATAGTGATGAGTTCAGAGAAAAAATGACTAAGCTTGAGTCTGTTCTTGGTGTTGATTCCATCAACCCTTTTGGAACTAACGAGTTGGATATTTTTGAAGTTAAATTGAAAGGTATGACAACTTCAGACCTTCAAGATTTAGCATATAAAGTAGGAATAAACCCTTACATGCATGACGCGTCTCTAAAGAACAATCTAATTAGGGAATTTAAGGCATACAACAGGAACAACATGAGGAACATCATGCCTGAGGCTCAAAACGCAATAAAGCTTGACCCTAATAACCCACAACACGCCAAGACGATTAAGATCTTAGGTGAAATTTAAAAATGACCATCTTAGAGAATTTAGCTAAGGAGATAATGGAGACTGAGTTTGATAATGACTCGTCTCTAAACTCTTTGCAATCTATTGAGGCTTGGTTGGAAACCAATTTAGGCATGTTGAACTCTTTGATAAATACATCGTTCTGCCTAGAAACGCAAGAATTGGATTCTGAGGCGCAAGCAGTGTATAGACAGACATACTTGTGCCATTACTACTCAAAGAAGGCTAGGAACGCCCTACGTGGCATTATGACGTCTTCTGGGGAATGCTCTGGGGATGTTATATCTCTGAATGATGGAGACAGTAAGGTTACATTCGCAAATAAAAACGAAACAGCCAAGGTTATAAGAGGCTTGGCTAATGACGCGAAAGAAAATTTAGACACACTAGTAAATAAATATAATGTGTATCAGTCTGAGCCAAGACAAGTTAGTGGCATAGACGGAGAATAATTTTTGTTATTGTTGTTGTTTTGTAATAAAAAAACCCCGCCTTAATCGGCGGGGTTTTTGAGTTTATAGTTAAAACTGTATGAGGTATTAGAAGAATACTGGTCTGTTCTGTCCAGAACCGCTACAGATGATGCCGTTTTCGATATCATCAATTCCACCAAGTTGTACTCCAAAGGTGAGATCCACGGTCTTATTAGAACCAATACTTGAAGAGTAACTCTCAGAATCAAGAGTAGCGCCTTTAAGTGTCCACTTTATTGCAGGTAAACCCTCGCAGGAATTCATTGTTATAGCGATTTCTCCTTGACTGTTAGAGCAGCCAGAGACTGCGGCAGCAAGGTTTCCAGCTTCCATTTCGTTGAGAACCGCATTGACACTAAGGGTAGCGTTAACTGGGAAGTCAACAACCCTAGCAAATGGGAACTTAGAACCAACCCTTTCGATTGGGGTTCTTGAAAGAGGGAGCGAAAGATTCGCGCTCTGAACGTGGAATTTACCAGCTCCAGATATTTTAGCCATAGTACCAGACTCTGCTGCGCCACCATCAAAACCAGGGAAGGTGATTGAGATGTCACCAGGTCTGAGGGCAGAAACGCCGTCTTGACCAGTGTTCTTAGGTCTTAGTACTTCGATGGTTTGGGTAATAGGTTCTCCGATTTCAGCATCAATGGCAACACTGTCACCAGTCATGTGGAAGTTGCTTGGTTGAGTTCCTTCAATGTTTCCTCCTTGAGAGTTGATATTTGAAGCTTCAAATGAAACGTTAGCTGTAGGAAGTGAACCTACAGAAAGGTCGATTGAATAATCACTAAGGAAGGCGTTGCCGATTCCAATTAGGCTGTAAGGGTCGTTCGCAGCAAAGGTCGTAGCATCTTGACCCTCATCTGAGGTGACAATGTAGAAGTTCCTTCCACTTGAGCTTTCTAAGAAGCCACTAGCAAACTGAGCATTCTCTGTGACATTAAATCCAAGAGCTTTTTCATTAAAACCATCGGTTATATAATATGAAAAGTCAAAGTTGACTGTAGGTGGCTCGAGAACCAAAGAGTCGATTCTTGCGAGGTTTCCGAATTGGTTGACGTCCTGCCTGTTAATGGTGAAGCCGTAGTTAGCACTCTGGACCCTGATTAGCTCATGGTGATCTCCAGATGTTGACGCTGTCGCGCTATTACTAACGAAAAGCGACTCTGATTGATAAATTACTCTGTTTCTTGACATGTTTTAAGAATGTTTATTGTTTGAATTTTGTTTTACTCCCAAGGAAGTTTTGTATCATTGCTTCCGCTAATGAATACACCGTTATTGACGTCTCTAGTTCCACCGATCTGAGTAGAAAAGGTCAGATCAACACTCTTGTTAGATCCAATACTTGACGAGAAGCTTTCTGAATCAATCGTGCAACCTTTAAGTTCGATCTGCATACCTGTTTCGGTACCACCGCACTGCATAAGAGTGAGGAATACGTCTTGAGTGTCTTGTGATCCACAACCGCTAATCATGCTAGCAAGGTTGTTTGCATCCATCGTGTTAACGACAGCGTTGATGTTTAGCGTTGCATTAACAGGGAAGTCTACGACCCTTGCAAATGGGAATTTAGAACCAAGTCTTTCAATAGGTGTTCTGGAAAGTGGTATTGACAAAGAAGCGCTCTGAACATGGATTCCGTTGCCTTCCGATAGATCACTAAGAAGTGTTCCATCAAAATTAGAAAGGTCTAACTTAATATCTCCAGGTCGAAGTGCTGCAAGCTTATCTTCTCCGTCTGCTACGTAATCTCCACTGTGTGAGTTTCCAGTAGCGAAAGGAATAGTTGCAAATCCTGGAAGAGGTTGTCCAATTTCAGGGTTAACTGCAGGAGTTGTAATTCCAGAGAAGCCACTGACACCATTGTCTCCAGAGATCGTTGTATCTGAAATAATGTTGGAAGCTTCGAATGAAATACTTGCGGTTGGGAGAGATCCAACAGAGAGGTCTAATGTGTAATCAGTCAGGAAAGCGTTTCCGATTCCAATTACTGTGTTTTCTGTTTCTCCAGTATCTTTATTAAGGTTAGCGTCCTTTCCCTCTGGAACAGTAAGGATATATAGGTTTTGACCCGATCCTGCTGCTAGGTGTCCAGAAGCAAATTGTGCTTTACCTGGGTTGTTGGTGTTTTGAACGTAAAAGTCCAAAGCCCTTTCGTTGAATCCATTAGTTGGATAGTATGTTACATCAAAATTTACTGTAGGAGCTTCAAGAATGATAGAATCGATTCTTGCAAGGTTACCAAATTGGTTAACATCCTGTCGGTTAATTGTGAAGCCGTAGTTTGCGCTTTGAACTCTGTGAAGCTGCGTGTGATCGCTTAAGCTTAGAGAATCGTAGTCTTTACTAGTGAAAAGCGCCTCTGATTGATAAATTACTCTGTTTCTTGCCATGACGGTATTATTTTAAGTGTTTACAGTTGTTTTCTGGGTTTGTGAAATTATTGGTGTCTAAATCTATGATGTTGAATTTCAAAATCTATAAATCCTACAAAAATATCATTGGATAGTGATTTTCTCGCTCTGTCTGTCAATTTTGAAGTTGTTACATCATTTATATATAAACCATTACACTTGCTATATTGTTTTGAGAGATCTTTATAATTATAAGTTCCACTTTTTAAATCATTAAATTCATTAAGTGGATGGTCTGACATGGGTACAACTGATATGAGTTCGTTTCTTGAATCAGCAAAAATAGACAGAACCCCATCAAGCATGTAATTGTCCTCAGACATCACTGTAGCTGTTATGGTTGTGGTTGTTTCCTCCATACCACCAAAAGCAAAACCTTTGTTTTGTGCTGTAGCTGTATTAAAAAACACCGCAGGTATAACCTGATCATAAGGATCAATAACAACTTCTTCTGAAGGATAAATTCTTGAGTTTATGGTATATTTGTTTTCGACTATGAGGTCTTCCTCGGTTTCGTTTGCAAAATACAAATTAAAGTCTTTAACAGCAAAGTCACAAGTCATGTCGTGATTTTCATTGTTGCTTTTAACTAAGACCCTACCATTGTCAAAATCTATAGCCATATCGCCATGCCTTCCACTGGTTAATGGGTCATATGCTCCAGTTGGGGTGTTGCCTATGGTAACTCCATCTGGAATAGTAGCTCCAGTAATTGAAGAGTCAATTACCCATTGCTTGTAAGGACTCCCGTATACTTCGTAATCAGAATCTGCTCTTTCGTCCACATAATGCTGCAAAGAAACACCGCTATAATTTGTGTAAGCTTCACCTTTTGTGAGTAGGTAATTATCAAACCAAAGCATGAAGGAATTGGTTAGTTTGTGATGATATTGCTCAATCATTTCAATT